TTTTTTTTTTACAATTTAGAAATTAGTATAACAAAATACGCTTATCTAAAAACAAACCTCACAAAGGAACTTGCCACAGGCTATCCAGCCACTCAGGTGACGAAGAAGAACTCTGTAGGGTCTACATACTAGTGTGGTACTAAATACAAACAAACAAACACACGGATATGCCTCCTCTGAATCACTAAAGATTCGTAAGGTGATGGACACTTCGATAATTCCAAATGTCAAGTTTTAGCCCCCTCAACACCATAAATAAATGTGATGCCATCTAAGAGGGGTAGTAATCATGCTACCATGTGCAAACTATCGTACGGTTTGCAAGCGTGTGGCTTCGCTAGTGGGCCACTCACCTTCACTGTGCCTATATGTATAGGACGCCAGCAGCTGCTTACTTACAGCTTACCCATTAACCCAGAGAGGGGGAAACAAATGGCCCATCAACAAAGATCAGCCTGGCACATTCCAAGTACCATTCAGGGCAACCATCACACTAACAAAAGTGTGAGAGCGTTTGGACACTCAAACCACTCTACTACCGAGCAGGGCACGCATGATATTACTGAGCATTGCGCTTTGCTCAACCCCGAGTACATGACGGGGACTGTGCACGATGAAACGTGCACAGCGGGTCCTTCCAATCAATGAAGTTCAGAAGTTCGGATACAGCCCGTTGCTGAACCTAACCCTCTCACCCCCTGCAACGCAGGGGGCAACCAACCACCAAAACACCTAACTATAATATTAACTAGAGTGAACATATAAATAGCAAGGAGCTAAGGGTTTTTGGAACTGGCTAGAACACCTGCCGTCCCTTCCACGGGGTTAAAGTGATCCCGGTCTAAGCGGTAGATGTGTGAAGTCATGTCACCAACAACTTTTTCTGATGCTGAGGTGGGAACCCTAGCGTGCGAAAATTGAAAATCATCACCAAGCGATATTTGTATCTCAACCTGCAAAACTACTTTGGATGATGGCAAGTAGATCACAAGATTTCCCAGGCGATCATCCAGAGTATCATTCCTAGATTTTGTGTCGTCAAAGCGCTTGTAAAGTGTGTACCGCCTTTGGAACCACTTATCATCTTGAACAACAAAAGAGTGGACCAGCTTGTCAGGACCAAGAACGAGATTCCAGTGTCGGCCCCCTCCAGAGGAGATGGGTTGCTTTCCAGCGTGTAGACCTGGCTCAATAGGGTATCCTGAAGCTTCATAACACACTGTAACGATACCTCCTATATTGGCACTGCTCTGCCTGCGGTGAAAAATTAGGGTATACCTGATAGAACCACTCCAGTAAAGGAAGGAGGAGCAGATGTCGATCAATGGGTTAACTTCAGAAGCTACCACTGATCGATCTTTGAAATTGTAAGACCAGGGTGCCACAGGTATGACCAAGTACCGCTTTTCATCATCAATGGCCGGAACAAGGTACTGGCGAACCGAACCTTGTAACTTTTGTCGCATGGTAAGTTGAGCCTCTAGCTCAGTCTTCTTTTGCACCTTAGGCTCCCCCAAACCACGTGGTTTAATGACTGCAGGCAGATTCTTCTTAAGCAGCTCTGCTAGTAAGTCTGCCTGAGGACCATCACTCTCTGAATAAAAGAAGTCGGTTCCGCTCTTCCCTTGTTTCCAATGACCAAAGACAGGACGTATGGGAGTTGATCCTCCTAGCACTAAGTTTTTAATCCTTCGTAGTCGCAGGTAGAAGTTAACGCTGGGCAACGCTTGGTTTGTAGTGACTAGGGGTTTAATAACTGTGATAAAAATTCTCATGTTGGCCCTGTGCTCAAGTTTTGGTAAAGAACTCTTCCTTCCTGTGGAAAACAGGTTTTTCCCATTCCATGCATTCATACTTAAAGAAAACCGAAAGGTGTCATGATCTCCAAGATTTGCTATAACATGAGTGGTGTTGTAGATGTCTCCAGCAGTCTTAAATTCACTAGCAATGCTACCAAAGCCAATCCCAAGAGATCCTGAGTGAAAGACACTCTTATCGAAGTGCAGTTCAAACTCACACTCACCAGTCCACCATCTACAGTTTCGAAACAAATTGCAAAGCAGTGAAGGCTGTAGAATGCCATCCTGCTCAAAGACCGATGCTGGAGAGAAGGTGAAGACAAATGATTCGCCCATAACTGACGAACTTGGCCAAATGGAGGAAGCAATGATTTGAGAACAGGGTATTTCTTCCATTTGCGCCTGCCCAATGGGCATTCCTCCAGCCATTTGGGCCTTAATCCGGGGTGGTTGCATGATGTTGGTGGAAATCATTCGGGCTCTAAGGTGAACATGTCCAGGAAAGGTGGTTGTGGGATCAGCACAGATAATGGGATACAGAACATACAGGCGCAATGATCCCAACTTGGAACTTGTGATTTCGGAGTCAAAGGGAACAAACTTTCCAATTCCTGTGGGCTTGAAGGTTAGCTGGGCTGTGGTTGCTTGTGTGGCGCCCACTAACATAAAACCGGTGGTGAGAAGCGATGCTTGGTTGATGTTGTCTTTCCTAGCTCCTAGAACATCCCCCTCATCCCAAACGAGCACTAACTTGCCAGTAACTGCAAAGCTGGCGGACAGATTGACCTCAGCACTGAACTCCATGATGCCTGCATCAAAGAACCTAATGAGTTCAACACCAGCAGGGTGGTACGTGTTCTTCTTGTTGAAAGCATCAGGAAGAGGAATTTCTAGCAGTTGCTCACAATGTTCATTCGAAGCACTCCAAGTGAATTCAAAAACGCCAACCTCAAAGAAAGCATTGCTCTGGACCATTGCTGGTTGCGCTACTTCAAGCTCTTTAAAAGGCATATCCACAACGCTAGAAGTGAAGTCGAATAGCTCACTCGAGGCGTCAAGGAATATGTCTTCAGCTTCCTCGTCATGGGAAATGGTGGTGAGAAAGGTATTTCCTTTGGTCACATCATTGGCCTGGTCGTGCAGTGTAACATTGCCTGCTTGAGCTTCAAGAGGACACTCAACAGGTGTGGGGTCCTCAACCTCAAAGAAAAACGTTTCGCAAGTGCAGTTTCCAGCATCGCATCCTACGACAACATCTGCAGCTCTACGAGCTCTGTCAACAATTCTTTCCAGCATCCCCTGTACAACTTCCATTTCATGGGGCATGGTGGCATCAACGATGTTTTTAAACTTCTCAAACTCATCGGGGTACTCACTTCTCAGGTCGTCAGGGTCTTCTTCTTCCTTGAGAACTAGGTAGACAAAATGCTCCCACTTGGTGAAAACTCCAACTTCGTGATAATCATCATCATCAACTTCAAAAGGCACTACTTTGCCATCAAGACACCTTTGCAAGTTAGCTGCTTCGATCATCCAAGGGTTTTTGGCAAGTAACCCCTCCCCATACATGGTTTCATCATGCTGGCGGCCACAAAATCCCATTGCGACATTGAACAATGCATTGTCGTGTCGGCCACCCGTCTGTGCTCTAAGATTTGTATGGACATTAGCAGATCTCAGCGATAGACCATCATCCTCCTCATCAGGATCTGAGTGTAGAATGCATGGCCCAGCGGGTACATAAAGGTCTGGGTGACGTTTGCTGACAACCTTTGCAATCTCTCTGGTAGCAGCTCTTTTGTTTTGCTCTTCATTGTGCAATAGGGCACCAACATCCATGTGCTTGGTGCTCTTACTAAGGCCCAAGAAGGCTTCAGGTGTCTTATCATTCTGCAAATTTCCTGAGCTGTAGTAGTTGGAAATAAGCTTTGCTGCGGCTTCAGAAGATTTGACGAGTTTTGGGTGATTCAAGCGTTCAAGAGCCCATGAAATTCCAGTGTCCTGGTGATATGCTGCAACTTTGGTGGTGATATCTTGCTTCCACATAGCCATCACAGAACAAGGCACTAAAGCCTCTGAGCCCTTACAGCGCACCACATAATAGAAGGGTGTCATTTTTGGAATGATAGGAACGCAGAAAGGGGAATTCATTATAGCTACGGCAGGTCCATCACCCAATTTGAAAGTATGCGTGTCAATGGGCGTATAGGGGGTGTTGCCTGAGAAGAGGTCAATCTGGACCTCACCTGGGTCAGTGTCCATGACATGTGGCACCATTATGAAGATCACCCCATGAAGGTGGAAGTATTGGTTGTATGCATCAGCATTGCTAGTGACATATGACTTTAGTACGTTCCACTTCTCCATCACTGATTGCTTGGCCCTCTCCTCGGCCAAAAGAGCTGCTACTGGCTCTGCTGAATCTGCTCTAACAATGGTAAAACAGCCCATACCATTTTTCTTGTTGGCATTGGAAACATTGTTAACGGCGTCAAAAAACTCCTGGACTTGTGCTGAGAGGTGTTGGGTGCTGTGCGAATTAGTCGACGTCCCCATCCCCAACCCACGACTTGAAGAGGGCATCGTTATTTGAGGGTTTGTTGGAGGGGCCCGCCTCGTCCTCTTGCCTGCTTTCGCTAGACTCATCGATAGGTGTTGCGAGGGCTTGTGCGTCTGCAAATATTTTCCGTAAATCGTGTAGTTTACCTTTTGCTTTGGCAGCACTAGCTGAAAGACGCTCGATCTCGGCTTCTTTGGCTTGAAGCTCAAGATCCTTTTGAGTGATGATTTCGTCCTTAGCTTCAACGAGAGCTTGCAACTCTGCAAGTTTCTTGGGGTCTGTTAAAGAATGCTTATTTCTCTCCAACACGTCAATAGCGGTGTGCAATCGACAAGCTTTTCTAAATAGAGCACCACCAAAAGTGACTTTGGAAATATCCCACTGTCCGTTGGGAATGATGTGTAGACCAAAGGGCTGGGGTATGCTGTGAGACCACGATACCGAAAGATAGGAGTATGTATTACCTTTTTCGTTTGTGCGGCGAAAATCCAGCTGCACTCGTGCGGGAACTGATGCAAGTTTAGATACTGCGTTACACTTAAATTTGGAATGCCTGAGCGCTGTGAGCTCCTCGTCCTCTTTTTCACTGATATCAAGCGCGTTGATAAAATTCATGAACTAGAGAAAAGGTGCACAAGGAAACTTGGACAACAACAAGAGTAGTGGTAACGTGTGAAACGTGACTTGACCTGTTTGCAAGAGCAACAATGGTGAATGGAACCAAGGTAACAAGTGACAGTAACATATAAACGGACAAACTCTCTGCAGATAGCACAGAAAGTCAGGTGTACAAAGTAACCGGATAGAAGAATCTAACAGCAGATGGCACTGTTATGATTCAAGAAAACTGATAGCTCAAGTAAGTTAGCTTGGGAAGGACTTATCTTCTGTGAAAAATGAACTTATATTTTTCTCCACGCTCACTCGAATATATATCAATT